ATGGCACAACTAAGTAACAAAATAAGAGAATACTGCAAAGCTAACTCTGTTAGTAATGTAGATTTTCAAAAAGATGTTAAGTTGCAAGACGACAGTGATGGTAAAGGTGCATATATCAAAGAATGGAATCTTAGTATTGCAAAACCAACTGCTGAGCAATTAGCATCATACGAAACTGCTGCAAATACTGCTGAGTCTAATGCTGAAGTAGATGCAACAAGAAAAGCTGCTTATGGTGATATTGGCGATCAATTAGACGAAATCTACCATGACATCGATGCTTGGAGAACAAGAATACAAGGAATTAAAACAGATAATCCTAAGAGTTAATTATGGCATATATAGGTAAAACACCAGTAATAGGAAACTTTGTAAAGCTAGACAGCATAACTGTTGTTAATGGTCAAGCTGCATACACTATGCAGAATGGAGGTGTGAACTTCACATCTTACGATAATGTTAATCAGTTCTTAGTTTCATTAAATGGTGTACTACAAGCACCAACAGATAGTTTTACAGTAAGTGGTTATACTCTGACGTTTGCATCTAGTCTTTCTACAGGAGATGTAATAGATTTTGTATTGGTATTAGGTAACAGCTTAGACATAGGTACTCCTTCAGATAATACTATCTCTACTGCCAAGCTACAGGCTAACGCAGTTACAAGTGCCAAGTTAGGAACTGATGTTTCTTTAGGAAAAGTTTTGCAAGTTGTTACTGCTACAGATAGCACAGCAAGAGACACAACATCAACTTCATTTGTAACTGCTTCAAATACACTAACACTAAATATTACTCCATCATCAACATCTTCTAAAATTTATCTACTTGCAACATTTACAGGATATGGAAATACTAGTGGAAAAAGCCACTACTATACTTTTTATAGAGATTCAACAAATCTTGGAGATTCAACAAATGGATTAATAAATAGTTATGATACTAATAGCACTAGAGTTATTGGAAAACCTATGGCTATGTCAATATTAGATTCACCAAGTTCAACTTCTCAAATAACTTATCAAGTTTATATTAAAGCTGAAAGTGGTGGTAATACATATTTAAACTATTCTAATAATCAAGGTTCAATAACAGCATTTGAGATAGGAGCATAATGAGTAATATAATAAAAGCAATTCAAAAAATAAATCCTAACGCAGAAGTATCTGTTAGTGATAATGATATTAATCAAATTACTTGGGAAAATGGAACAACACCAATTCCTGTTGCAGATATTCAAGCACAAATACCAATTGTTGAAGCAGAAATAGAACAAAAAAAACAAGACGCAATAAATAAAAAAGCATCTGGCAAACAAAAACTTTTAGACTTAGGTTTAACCGAAGAAGAAGTAAAGGCACTTATTGGTATTTAATTGATATGAAAAATAATACATACATACCAACAAGTGAAGCTAACGCAGCTTTGATTAAAAGAAATTATTTGTTTGTGAAACAAACAATAGCACTAATAGGAGTATAATATGGCAATCATAACTTTAAATAATAATTCTTTATCTAGTGTAACAGCATTACCTACAGCTATTGCTACTGGTAAAATAAAACAAGTTGTAAACAGTGTTTATTCAACAGTGGCTAATTTTACTTCTGGTAGTTATACAGATGTTGGTCTTTCTGCAAACATAACTCCAAGCTCATCATCAAATAAAATTTTAGTTGTTTTAAATATACAAATTGGAAAAGGTGGAGGATCATATAGTCATCATGGAAATATCAAACTTCTAAGAGATAGCACAGAATTAAATCCAGAAGGTTCAGAAATTTTAGATAGTTTGGCTTATGATGATACTGCTGGATATTTATATCCAGGAAGTGCATCTGTTCATTATTTAGATACACCAAGCACTACATCACAAATTACATATAAAATTCAAGCTATGAGAGCTGGAAATGGTGGAACATTTACTTGCCAACCAGATGGATCAGCAAGTTCAATGACACTTATGGAGGTAGTATCATAATGATTATAGAAGCTATTTTAAAAATTAATCCTAATGCAGAAGTTACTGTTAGAGGAAATGATATTAATACTTGTGAAATAGAATGGTGTAATGGAACAACACCAATCTCTAAAGCTGACATAGAAGCACAATTCACAGCAGTAGAATTTGATATGGCTATGGAAGATTTAAGAGCCAAAAGAAATAATCTATTAAAAGAGACAGATCATTATGCTTTATCAGATCAAACATTATCTGATGACATGAGAACTTATAGACAAAGTTTAAGAGATATAACTAATGGATTGACTACAGTTGCTGAAGTAGAAGCTGTTGTATTTCCTACTAAACCAGGAGCCTAATCATGGCTTTTGGACTATCTGCATTTTCAGAATTTCCAATTGCAACAGCTGGATCAGATAATTCAGTTGCGGTAACTGTTTCAGCTAATCAACTAACTCTATCGATTGGTTCTGCTGGAATAACTGGAGGAGCATTAGTTGAGCCTACAGGTGAGGGTTTAACAGTTGGTTTTGGAGCATTAACGATTACAGCTGATGCAAACCTTTCTTTAACTGCTAATCCATTAACTTTAGGTGTTGGCACAATTACAGTAACCGCTGCAGCGAATGTTGATGTCACAGGAAACCAATTGACTGTATCGAATGGAACTGTTACAATAACAGCCGCGGCAAACGTAGAACCTGACGCGACACCGTTAACATTAAATATTACAAGTCCAGGTATCATTACTTGGAATGATGTTGACCCAGGGGTCAGTCAAGTTTGGGTACCAATAGAACCGTATTAGGAGAATTATGGCATCAAGTTATTCAACAAATTCAAAACTAGAATTAATTGCAACAGGTGAAAAGGCAGGTCTTTGGGGATCGATCACCAATACCAACTTACAAATCTTAGAACAATTATCTACAGGATATCTATCATTAGATGTTGGAGCTGCAGATGTAGCTCTTGCATTAGACAATGGTGCAACATCAAACGGTAAAAATGTATATTTTAAATTAACAGGTACTTTGACTGCAAACAGAACGGTTACTATTCCAGACTCTGCAGAAAGAGTATTTATAATTGAAGATGCAACTACAAGAACGACAAGTAACTACACCTTGACAGTAAAAACTGTTTCTGGAACAGGTTATACTGTTCCTGTAGGAGCTAAAGCTATTTTATATTCTGATGCTACAAACATTAACGCAGGTTTAGTAAACAAAGGATATAATACTATTACAGATACTAACAGTCCTTACACTGCTGTTAATGGTGATCAAATTTTTGCAAACACAACTACGAACCCTATAACCGTCACCCTACCTGCTTCTCCTTCCACAGGAGATGAAGTCGTTATTGTTGATGCTAGAGGTACGTTTGGATCAAACAATTTAACTATTAATAGAAACGGTGAACCTATCGAAGGGGCAGCTGCCAATGATACATTAAGCACGAACGGTCAATCAATAACTTTAGCTTATGTAGATTCTACAAGAGGCTGGACGTACAAAACGAACACGGCGTAAGGAGCATGGACCATGGCTCTTATTGAATACAATTTCTTACCTGGAATTGATAAACAAGACACAACTGCAGGTGCAGAAAACCGTTGGGTAGACTCTGACAATGTTAGATTTAGATATGGTCTACCAGAAAAAGTAGGTGGTTGGTCTTCTTTAATATCAGATACTATTACAGGTGTTGCAAGAAAACTTCATGCATTCGTTGATTTAAATGGTAATAGATATGTTGCAATAGGAACAGATAAGTTTTTACTTATTTATTTTGAAGGACAATTGTATGACATCACACCTTTAGCATCGACTATTAGTTCTACAACGATTGCAACCGATGGCACAACTGCCGTTTGCACAATAACTACTTCATCAAATCATGGGTTAGAAGCAGGAGATATTATATTATTAAGTAGTGTAACTTTACCAGGTGGTACAGGTTATTCTGCATCAGATTTTGAAGATAAATTGTTTCAAGTAACTTCTGTTCCATCTAATCTTACTTTTACTATTACACAAACAACAGCGTCTACAGGTGCTGCATCTGGTGGAAGTATCGATGTCATACCTTATGAAAAAATAGGTCCCGCTGCACAGTCTTATGGTTATGGTTGGGGTATCTCACAATGGGATGGATCGGTATCAGGTGCTGCAACAACACAATTAGACGGAGCGTTGAATGCAGATGCATTTGGTACAGGAGGTTCTCCTTCAACTCAAGTAACGGTAGATTCAACAACAGGTTTTGCATCATCAGGAAGAATTTTAGTGGAATCAGAATTAATTTCTTACACATCTACAAACGCTACAAATTTTTTAAGTATCACAAGAAATGTGGATGGCACAGATAATGCTGCACATTCTGATAACACAGCAGTTACAGATGCTACAAATTATTCTGACTGGGGTGAAGCAGTATTAGCATCAGAAGTAACTTTGGAGCCAGGTCTTTGGAGTCTAGATAATTTTGGTCAAGTATTAATTGCAACAGTTGCAAATGGTAAAACATTTACATGGAATGCAGGAAATACATCAAGATTAACAGTAAGAGCATCGACGACAACATCGGGATTCTCTACAGCATCTAATCCAACGGCATCAAGATTAACTTTAGTGTCACCAACAACTAGACACTTATGTCATTTTGGAACTGAAACAACTATTGGCACAACTACTACACAAGATGATATGTTTATCAGATTCTCGGACCAAGAAGATATTAATGATTACACAGCGACTGCAATCAACAGTGCAGGTGATTTTAGATTACAAGATGGTACAAAAATTGTTGGTGCAATCAAAGCGAAAGAAACAATTTTAGTATTTACAGATAACGCATTGTATACAATGAAATTTGTAGGTGCACCTTTTACATTTGGATTTGAACAAGTCGGTACAAACTGTGGATTGATAGGTAAGAATGCGGTGGTTGAGATTGATGGTGCAGCTTTTTGGTTATCACCAAATGGTTTCTTTATGTTTGATGGTACCGTTAAATCCTTACCATGTAGTGTAGAAGATTTTGTATTTGATAACTTTGATACTACTAAAGGTCAACAAGTTGCAGCTGGTATTAATAATTTATTTACAGAAGTGATTTGGTATTATCCATCACAAGGTTCAAGTTATAATGATAAGTATGTAGTGTTTAATTATAGTGAACCTATGAAAGGTGGTGTTTGGTATACAGGAACAGAAGCTAGAACATCTTGGATTGATGCAATTGTATATCCAAAACCTTTCGCAACTAAATATGATAGTTCTTCTTCTGGAACATTTCCTGCAATTGTAGGTGAAGATGGATTAGGTCAAACAAAATTTTTTGAACATGAGGTTGGAACCGATCAAGTTAATGAAGATGGATCAACTACGGCTGTTACATCATTTATAAAATCATACGATATTGACTTAGAACAAAGACAAAAAACAGCTCAAGGTCAACCTGTGGGTCTTAAATTAGCAGGTGATGTTTTCCTAGCTGTAAGACGTTTTGTGCCAGACTTTAAA